TAGCTCTATAATTGTCATCTTGCTCTATTTCAGCTCCGTTATTTGATGCCGTAATGTTCTCAACCTTGTCATAATGTGGAAAAATGTCGACCATCGTATTAATTTGTCCAACTGGAATATCATTCCCAACAGTTCCTGATGTGTTGCAAGTCGCAATTCCGTCTACATACAAATCTCCTTTTTCTATTTTATATTGTTCATCTGTTGAAAAATACAACTCATTGTATTGAATCCTTGACCCTTTTGGAATTATTATATCCGTTGCTTGAATATCAGTAATATAAAATCTAAATGTTGCTACAGCTGGTTGTTCTACAAGTCTTTTACCTCTATTTCCGTAAAATTCTCCTTTCAAATCTAGCCGCTCATTTCTTGCAAATCTTAAATAATTCTGTTTCATCTCGTCATTGTATTTTTCTTCTCTTAATCCAAAGAGATAAGCTACTGTTTCAAAAATAAGTGTTTCTGGACTTGATTCAGTTAATTGCCTTCCGCTCAGCTCCTGGAACCTGTTAATCATATCTCTTTTAAGTTCCCACGAATCCGCACCTATAATTTCATATTCTTCATTTGATATTTCACTCAATGTTTACCACCTCAATTCCTAATTCAATGTCAAAATCATTGTTAAATGTATCTTTCATAACGATTTTAGTTTGTTTTAATGACGCTCTTGGTTCGTATTTTCTAAATGCTTTAAGCAAATGTGAAGTCAATCTATTTTCTACGATATTAATATTTTTATCTATTAAATCGCTGTCAAAACTGAAATCACGATTAAGAGGCTGCTCTTCCTTACACACTCTTAAAATCATTCCAACATTTGTTTTTACTTCCTCCAATGTATTTTGAGGATTGTAATTAATTTCTTGGTTGGATGAAATATATATCATTATTTCCCTCCAGTCTGATTTCTCAAAAAGTTCAGCAAAATTTCTTTGTCAGTCTTAGAAAAATTTTTAGCATAATCTATCATTTCGTTAGCTTTATCTGCCGTAATCATTCCTGCTCTTACTAAATCCATTAGCTCATCAATTTTTGCATCTTTTTTAATTTTTTCAAGCTGATCCAATATTTCTTTTTTCTTATTTTCAGCAATTTCGATAGCCTTATCCACTTTCCCTGCTATATCATTAACCTTGTTCCCTACTTTTTCTGCAAATTCCTGTAATTTTGATTTCTGTTCAGTTTCTACATTTGCAACTTCCACTTCTGTAAGTTTTTCTTGCTCCTTTTTTTGAATTTTTAACTGTTCTATTATTTGATTGTATTTTTGCGGATTGTCTATATACTCTTTTAATGTCAATTCCAAATTTATAAAATCAAAGTTAGAAGTTTCTTTATTAAAGTAAGAACTTTTTTCACTCATATCTATTATCAAAAACGGAAAAGCTCCAAACGTCTGCCCACCTAATGTTAAATAGTCATACTCTCCAAATTCCCACATAGTTTTTATTTTATCAAGCTGTTCTGATGGAGTTGTGTCAGGTATTAACGAAGCAACTAAAGAAATACCAAAACTCAATTCTGTTAATTCCCTTCCCTGATGCCTTATCATACCTGGTCCAAATATTGCTGTATGTTCAGATATTTTAGATTTGTATGCTCTATTTATTTCGTTGTTAATTGAAAATACTTTTTTATCAGATATTTCAAACACAACATCTCCAAAACTTCCTACCATTATTCAGGACCTCCTGTCTTATCCCCACCACCAGTAACACCGTCGTGCTTATGAGTATTAAGATTAATACTTCCACCTGTGATAGTAGTTCCGCTAACAGTCAAATTCCCATTAATAGCAGTATTTGCATTAATTGCAACTTCCGATACAGGATTAAGTGTTAAAGTTCCATTTGAATAGCTGTAAAACCCTCCATCTGAAAAAGTTCTTTTTACTTCACCCTCCTTGATTTCACTAGCTCTCATTGGACAGCCAAGGATATAGCCAACTTCAGGCATATCTGGAAGTGATAAAACCAATACACTTTGACCTACAGCTAGATTATAAGAATCGCTATGACTGTCGGAAAAAGGAACTAATATATTAAGCCAGTCACTTACTTTGTTATCTCTATCAAGGAAAATAACTCTCGCTTTTCCGTTTTTTACATCAATACTGTTTATTTCTCCCTGTTTTATTAAATCCATCTATTTTCACCACCTTTCAAAAATTTTGCAACAAAAAAATCACAATCAAATTAATGACTGTGATTCTTGATTAATTATTTCTCTAATTCGTGAATGTCATAGTTCATAAATTGCATTCTGCCTATAATATCTTTTTTAATTTCATGCAGCACTTTAAGACTTTCATCTAGTTTCTTCATCTCTTGAAACAGATGCAGTCCAGACTCAGTTACACCTTTCTGCATTGACTTTAATCTTTCCCAATGTTCGCTAGTTTTTACTAGAGTCATATAAGGTTCAAAATATTCAATAATAACTTCTCTTTCAATGTCAGAAATATTATTAACTTTAGACAATATTTCAACTGCATCATTTTTATCTATTAAGGTCAGACAAGCACTACTTTTATTAGCTTCTGGATTTTCCTTTTTAAAATTTAGCAAGTCTGTCCCTGAAATAACTGTCTTGTTTGTAATTTTTTGTGAAACAGAAAATCTACTTATACCCAAAACATCAGCCAAATCCTGTAGCAGCATTACCACTTTTCCATTATTATGAAATTTTGAATGGCTAATCGGCAACCCTCTCGGAAGTCTTTTGTTCTGTCTTTCATAAAACAATTCTGGATACATTCTTCTTTTTCCCAGAAAAGCCTCAGCTAATACATCTTTTGCTTTTAACTGATAATCCATTAATTCCTTTTTCAACTCATCACTAAATCTCGCTGGATTTATTTTTGCTAACCAGATTGGCAAGTAGTCAAGTTCCAGTAGCATAGTTTCTTTAATTCCAAATCCTGTATTAACTGGGGTTAATTTTGACCCCACCTTTAAAAGCTCGTCTTTTTGAATTTTTTTCTTTTGATTTTTATAATGATCTTCATTCATTCCCAAATTATTACATATATCTTTTACTACCACATAAACTTTTCCATTTTCTTCAATGGCTCTAATCTTCTTGTTTTTAAAACATACTTCTTTTGCAATTAAATTATCCATTTTTCCTCCTAAAATATTTTGATTTTTAAGAGAATATATAGTATAATATTATTGGTTGGATAATATTTATATATACTCTCTTGTTTCCATACAAGGGAGTTTTTTACTTATTAATCTCTTCTTCTATCTTTTCAATTAACCAACTTGTTTTAGTCTTTTTCAAGTCTTCCAATTTTGCTTCTAATTTTTCAGCTAATTCTTTATTGATATTAACGCTAAATGTTTTTAATTTTTTTCTCCTTTCTTTAAAATAATCTGCTCTGCTTTTAGTCATCTTTATCACTCTCCTTGTATCTCGACACAATTATACTCTGTATCGCGACAAAAGTCAAGAACTTTTTTAAAAAAAATCACAGAATTTTTTACATCCTGTGATTTAAACTAATTATTTCGAACCTTTAGATATTTCGTCAATGTCTACTGAATATCCAAAAACTTCTCCTACATCTTTAATTTTACCTTTCACTGTAATTTTATCTCCTTTAGAAAGCTCTGTTATTACCTTTTTCTGATCATCATTTTTTACATATGCTTGTATTCCAGTAATTGTTATCGAATCAGAGGAAGGTTCGATTGTCACATAAGCTCCTTGTGCGTCAATATTACCTAAAACACCTGTGATTTCATAATCCTTACCTTTATAAGTATTTGCGGCTTTCATTGCATTTCCTTCCAAATCACTAATCATCTGTTTGGCTGTTGTTTTTTCATAGACAACTTCCTTTTTTGCCTCTTTTTTGACTGCCGATGTTTGGTTTTGAGTTTGATCACTTTCTGGTTTTGCCCCCTCTTCTTTTTTACCTGCAATTGCTCCCAAAATTACAAGAACTACCAACAAGATAAACCACCATTTCTTATAAAATGGTTTCTTTTCAACATAGGTTTTTCCATCTTCCCCAGTAATTTTCTTTGCCATAATTTTTACCTCCTAAAAATGTTAATAATATATTATACCCCATTTTTAAGAAAAATTAAAATTTTATACTATTTTTAAAAAAAATATTTTAATTTCACAGCCATATATTCAATTGCCATTGTCCTATATCAATCTATTTCTTTTTACTAGATTTTTTAGTGCTCTTACTATTTTTCCTATCTCTCACTTTTTTGCCTGTTTTCTTTGTACTTTTCTTGCTTTTTGACTTTTTAGAACCTTTCTTTTTAGCTTTTTCAGCTTCCTTTTTCTTCTGCTCTTCCTTAGTCTGCTGTTTAGCTTTTTCGGTAGCCTTTTCTCTAGCACCTATTTTCATCATTTCCATTTCACAAGTGTAATCCCCATTTACAGTGTGAGTAACTTTATCAATGATATATTTTCCTTCAAACTCACCCCAACTTTCATCGAGTTCAATAATTCCACCTGCAATATAATCAGTCGAACCGTCTACAGTTAATGTTACTTGACACTCCTGTTTTAAGTTGTCTTTTAAAGTCTTTTTAGCTACTTTTTTGGCAGTACTTTTACCTTTAGTCGTTATCTTTTTTGTCTTTTCTTTTTTGGTTGTTTTAGGTTTAGATTCTGCCTTTTGTTTCAATTTCTCTTTACTGCTTTTAATAGTAGTTTTACTGTTTTTCTTATTTGTTGCCATTCACATCACTTCTTTTTGCTATTTAATTTTTATGAATCAGTTTCTACATTATTTCGTTTTTCTAATTCTTCTTTTGTAATTATTTCTCTGATTATCTTTTTCTTATCTGCATCATAATAACTAACTTCGACTTTGTCATAAATTTCCTTATTTTTCTTCTTTAAAGAAAAACTTCTTATCCTGTAATCGTGTATATTCCACTTTTCTATTGTTTCATTTTCTTCCATCTTTTCGTCATCAAAAATAATTATTTTATCGTCAGATAATTTCATATTAAGTCCTGTTTCCTTCACAACACGATTGATAAATTCCAAGTCTGTTTCTTTGTCTTGATCCAGCCTTTTATAAAATTCATCTTCACAATGTATTGCAGCACTCATTTCATGTTTACTCGCTATTTGGGTAACCAACTCTTTAAGCGTTACATTTTCCCAAGCTCTGCTATTTTTCTGATCTCTTATATTTTGATTCAAAGGCAAGGCAATACATTTTAATGTTACTCTATCATTGTCAAAAGTTGGTTCATCTACATAAAATGTCCCCAATTCCAAAAATTTTCCATCAGATTCGCCCAAATCTTCAAATATTCCAACCACAAGCTGTGCATTTTCGTCAGGATACCATTCTTTTAACCATCTATAATCCAAATTCTCCAATTCTATTTCTAAATCATCAATAGCATTTTTTGAGTTGTCAGTATAAGTGACAGAAGAAATGGAATGTGCTATTTCTTCTGAAATATCCTTTTTGTTGAAAAACACTAAGACCTTTATATTTCTTGCATATCCCATACTTTATCACCTCTTTTATCTTTTTCACCTCTTCCACGGTGGCAACTTATCTATATCCTCATTAACTCCAGTATCTACAAAATCCGGAATAATAATAGGTATGTTAGAATCGAATATAGCAATATCTATAAGATTCAGATTAGCCCTTATTAAATCGTGGAAATAACCTTCTGTGCCATATACTTTGTACGAAATTAAATCCCAAGTGTCACCATTTTTAGTTCTGTATACTCTCGTTTTTGCCATTATCCAAACGCCACCCTTCTTTTACGGTTTTCTCTGTCTCTCAAAACTCTTTCGACGGCTTGTGCTATTGCATTAGGATTAGAACCATTACCAACCGTTATCGCTATATTAATTGTATCTCCACCAAAATTATTTCCTCCATTATTTTTAGATTTACTAACTCTTTCTTTAACCTTTCCTATTCTATCGCTAAGGGTATTTCTCGTTTGGGAATTATTCAAAATTTGAGTTCCTTTTGGTAAATTTAACATCATTTCATGTTCAGCTAGGAATGCAGGTTGTCCTGGAACCTTAATAAGTTCCGCTCCACGCTCTGCTACAGTAGTATACCCACCTTCAAAATAGTTAGTCCCTGTCCAATGTTTTCCAAAACCTAAAACTCCTCCTATATTTGAAGCTAAGTTTTTTAAATTGTTCCACTGGTCTTTAAACCAATTAAATAATCCGCTCAATATAGTTTTAGCACCACCTACAAATGAACTTATACCACCTTTAACTGCATTCCACACTCCACTTACAATTCCAGGAATTTCATTCCATTTTCCAGTAAAAAAAGCAACAAATAATTGAAAAATTCCTTTCCATATTCCCACTGCAGCTCTAAACGCTCCTGAAACCATTTGCATTACACCTCTAACTACTGCGATAATAAGTTTAAAAGTATTTCCTAGTGACTTCACAGCTGCTATTGCTACTCTAATTGCAATAATCAATACCACTTTAATAACAGTTCCTATTGCTGAAATAACTGGTTTTAAACTATTCCATACCGCTCTCATTGCAGGTGCTGAAGAAACCATTAAACTCTTTACCCGTTGTATTGCCTGACCTAAGGTTTGCTTTAAAACTCTGCCCAATTCTTTTACATGCGGTGCAATTTGCTTCATTGCATTATTCACACCGTTTCTAAACCAAGTTGACTTTTTATATAAAATTACAAAAATGGCAACTAATCCAACTAACGCACCAACTATCACTCCTACAGGATTTGCTAAAAATGCTCCTTTCAAAGCTATCCCAACCATTTTTATTACACTTATTAATTTTTTAAAAGTAGCTAAAGGATGAGCAAACATTGAAAAAATTTTTAATGAACCTGAAAATCCTTTACCCAGTCCATTAACTGCTAATTTTATGGCATTAAACGGATTTAATGATTTTAATGCAATTTTACCTAAACCACCAAAAGATTTTCCAGCAATAGAACCTACTCCTTTAAATACACTTCCTAATTTTGCAACTGTTGGAAATGCTTTAGCTATTCCTGCTGTAAATCCCAATCCCTTAACAGCTGATAGCTTCTGAAAAATTGAAACAGTTGAACTTAAGGTTCTGGCAAGAGGTGCTCCAACTTTAATAGCTCCACCTACTCCTAAATTAAACAATGCAAAAGCTCCAACTGCTTTCATAATACCTGCTGCAAGTTGTGGATTTTTTTGTACGAAATCTGCAATACTTTTTACAACTGGCTTTAAACTATTTGTTAAACTCAATAATGATGGTGCCAGAGCAGATCCTAAGTCAATTCCTATATTAACTAAATTGTTTTTTAGCGTATCTAATGCTGTTTTTAAAGTCTTTAATCTATCGGCATACTCCTTATCCACACTTCCTGCTGTTTTTGCTTTATTATGAACATTTTCAAAAGCTCCTCCTAAATCATCTAAATGATTCATCAACTCTGTTATTGGCTCTATGCTCTCTTTACCAAATAAATTTTTCAAAGTTGCACCTTGTAAATATTCAGGAAGTTGTTTTACTTTTGACAATACATTAATTATTGTTTTATCTGCATTAACTTGCATGTCTTTTGCAACTTGCTCGGCACTTAATCCCAAACTTTCAAATGCTTTTTTTTGTGTTTTCGTTGCACTTGTTCCAGCAATCAGACCTAAAGAAAAGTTTTTCAATCCAGTTGCAGCTATCTCTGAACTTTTTCCACCTGCAATCAAGGTTGCTCCCATTGCCATAACACTTTCTTTAGAAATACCAGCAATTCCACCAAGTCCTGCTACCCTTTGTGATATATCAACTAACTCAGGGGCTGTTACTGCCACACTATTTGCCAAATAATTTATAACATCTGCATATTCCATAACTTCTTTTTGTCCTATGCCAAACTGAGCTCTTGTTTTAGCCAAGAAATTTCCTGCCGCTTGTGTGTCCATATCAAAGGCAACTTTTATTTTTGAAGCATCTTTTGTATATTGTGCTAATTCTCGTGTATTTATCCCAGCTTGTGCTCCTGCTCCAGCTATTTCAAACAATTCTTTTTGAGATAGTGGGGAATTGTCACTCAAATTCCTCATTGCCTGATAAAATTCTTTTTCTAATTGTTTAGAGCCAAATTCAGCAACTTTTCTCAAATCTGCCTGTGCTTCTTCCAGTTCTATTTTTAATTTCAAAGGGAGAACTGTCGCAGCTCCAGCAGCTAAACCTCTAACAGTTGCCCTGTCTCCAAAACTTTCAACTTTATCTATAGCTTCAAGTCTGTTTTGGTGTTGATTTTGAATATTTTTTAACTGTTTATTTACTTCTAATTCTTTATTTACTTTATGAAGAGTGTCTCTGTAATCTTTTAAACTGTGTCCTTCACTTTCTATAGCCTGTTTTGCATTTGAAAAAGCGTTTGTTAATTTTGATTTTTCATTAGCCAATTTATTTACATGCTTTTCTGCATCTTTGACAGTTTTAGCAAATTCTACATTTCCTTGACCTGTACTGTTATATTCCTGTTTCAGCTTTTTAAGAGCTTCAGATGAAGTTTTATACTCAGCATTAACTTTAGTTAGTTTTTCTCTAACTTTATCAAAATTTTCTAATTTTTTAGATGTTTTTGACAAATTTTCTGTATTATCTTTCAAAGTCTTAAAACTTTTCGATAATTCTGAAAGCCCTTTAACAGCACCAGCTACCGAAGCTGCCGCAACTATATTAAGTGTTAAATCTTTTGCCATTTTACCTCCTTCCATCCATTGTATTTTTGATGTTTTCGTTGTATAATTTAATATATAAATATAAAAAGAGGTGTTTGTTATGAAAAAACTATACGATAAATACAAAATTTATATTATAAACTTTTTTAAATATTTAACAAAAGATGAAATTAAACCATACGAAGATAAAATAAAAAATTATTTTAAGAATATTACTGAAAAATCAGCAAAAAAGAATTTTTCTAAAAAAGAAACTAATACAGGACTAAAAATTTTTATAGCTTTTGCTTCATTCCTTATAGCTCTTATATCTTTTCCATTAATTTTTATTTTTGGACCTTTTTGGGTTGCTATCTACCTTTCGCTAAGTACTTCCATTATGTATGCTTTCTTTTCAAAGGATTTAGAGGACTGATGAGTCCTCTTTTTTTATTCACTTTCAGAACTTCTCTTTTCTGAGTCTTCTAACAACTTTTCAGCTCTCAAATTCCAATATTCTAATTCATACAATCTGCAATTAATTAAAGTTTCATAGCTTACATTTATACTCGTTTTATTTTCATCTGAATAATTTAAAACTTCTACTAAAGTTGTAATACAATCTTGCAAATCCAGTATCTCTTCTACTCTATTGACCCTAAGGTTTCTACTACTTCTGCTTCCTCTATTTCTTCCGAGTCCGTACTTTGTAAAAAAACCCTAACAGCATTTACAATTTTCACGCAATCTCTAGCATTTAATTTCAAGAAATCTCCATATTTAATTCCGCTTGATTCTGAAGCAACTGTTAGATACCATCCATATTCCAACTCTTTTATCATTGAATTTTTATTTCTTGTATAGTATTCTCTTTCGGCTTCAATTAATGTTAAACCTGACATTCCTTCCAAATCTAAATTAATTTCTTTATACTTTTTACTCCCTAAACTGTATTCTTTTGATAATTTTAAAACCATTTTATCCTCCTATTTTATATTAATCCCAGCAATCTTCTAATTTTGCTGTTAGTTTGACCATTTACATTACTTATTCTATTGAATACATCAATATTAGCTATTTCTTTTCCGTCTATTTCCATTTTGTAATAACTTACTGTTAAATCAAAAGAAGCTTCAAGTTTAGATCCTGGTTTTAATTTTGGACCATCGAATTTCTTGATCATTCCCTTAAAAGTAGCGTCTATTCCTACAAAAGTAGGAGCATGTGTGAGTTTATTCATTTTTTGAATAACTCCTTTACACTCAATTAAAAGTTCATTGTTGTTATTAAAATTTAAAAGTGTTTCATCTACACAGTCCATTTTTATTTTTGCTTCAAGTTTTTTATAATGCCCAGTAAGTGCTGCTTCGTATTCTGATACCATCCCAATTTGTTCGATATTAACAGACGAAGTTTCAAGATTAGGCAATTCTACCTCTCCAACCCCTGCGAGTTTACTTGAGCCGTTTATATATATTTCAACATCATTTAACGCCGTTGGTATTTGGTGTTTTCCCATTATTTTACCCCCTTAAATTATTGTTTTAATGCTTGAGCAAATGTCTCCAATGCTTTTACATCATATTTCTTCTTAAATGTCATAGATTTCATTGCTGGTATTACTCCAAGATTAATAGTCCATGTTATATCCCCATTTATTACATTTTCTAATGTATTATCTTCTTCAGATAAAACAGCTTCAGCCGATAAAAAGTGATTAGCCGACACCAAACCTTTAAGCCGAATATTTACAGATTTTGTAACCGTTTCAGCTAATTTTAAAGAGAATTTTTGGTCAACCGAATTAAAATAAGTAATAACCAGTTCATTACCCACATATTTAAACATTCTACGCGTGTATGTAAACTTATCTTTTGGATCTGTTGCTAACGGATTTTTAGCCGTTTCAGACCCCCAACATCTCCAGCCTTTGAAGTTAATCGCAGTAATTGCTCCATTTTTATTCAAAAAATTAGCCTGTTGTTCCTTGTCTAATCTAATTTCTTCAAATACTCCATCTGCATTTTTATAAGCTAATGCATCCATTTTATACGAATAATTAGAAGGAGTTTGAGAAGGTATTCCGTCAAATTCAGAATCGGTTTTCAAATAAAGTGCTGCATAATGTAATGATGGAAAATAAATATTGTCAGCAAGTTTAATATTTCCATAAAGCACGATTTGATCCTTTGATGTTATATTTTTTTCATCTTTCCAACTTGGGATTTCATCATATCTTTTATCGCTGGGTGCATTTATTAAGGCTATTGCTTCAAACATTCCTGTATTTATATTTCCCGCTTTTGTTTCCATAACTGCAGCAACTTCACTTTCATGAGAAAAATCTGGAATATCTATAAAGGCTGGCAATTCTGAGAATTTTGAATATACTTCATCTACAAGCTCCAAACCTGTTCTTCTCATCGTGTTTGTATCATATCCACCTATCGCCTCATTCTTCTTAACTTTTGATAAATCTATCTCATTAAATTCAATATCTATTTTGTTTCCTGATGACGGCGTTGCATAAATTTCTAATCCTTCAGCAGTCCAAATTGTTATAGCATCCGATATTGGTAAACTTGTCGCATTATCTTTTACTACTAAAGTATCTGTGATTATCTTATGATTATTAATTACTGTTTTTCCTGATTTAAGTTCTATAGCCATCATAGTTTTCTTATTATCTGTTTTATGTTTTTCAACATCTAGGATATTCACAATATATAAAGGTGCTACAGCATAAAGTTCAAAAAATATTTTGATAGCTTGTGAAATTGAAAAATCTAAATCATAAGGGCTACCAAAATATTGAATAGCCTCTTTATAAGTTCCGACTCTTACAACTTCGTTTGTTTTTCTATTTTCTTTCTTCAATTTATGAATTGGTGCCATTCCAACAATAAAATGACCGTAATCAAGTGTAACAGGCAAGATTAAATCACTCGCAGTTTCAGATTGGTATGTACCATGTTTATAAGCCATTTCTATCCTCCTCTTTTATTTGTTCTTTTAATTGATTTGTAATAACAGTAAAGATATTTTCATTTCTTTCTATTTTTCCAATTACTTCAATATCAATTAGTATTTTTTTTATCAAAGGAAATTTTTCCATTATTTCTTTTATCTTGTCGTTTTCAAAATAAACTACTCCTTTTGAAAAACTAAAATTTTTAAATTCTATATTATTACCTAAATATATGTATTGCTTTTTTTCCATATTTACCTCCTTATAATTTATTAGTATAAACTGAGGAAATTGCTTCTCCATAAACTGAAAACGATATTCTTGAGAAAAAATATGGTCTGTATTGGTCGGAATGAAATGAAACTTTAAATTCCTTGGTTTGATCTATTACAAACCCTGAACCTTGATTATCAATGTTTAATAATTTATCTTTTACTGGTTTAGTAGTTTCTTCCAATAATTTTTCCATTATTTCATTTGCTAAAGATAAATTTTCTAAATAATCATTTTCACCATTTTCTTTTGTGGCTACCCATATTTCAAACTCAACAGGAGAATCATAGTAATCTATTCCAGCTCTTTCTTGCTTAAACTCAACTATTCTTAATGTAACATAAGGAAAATTCTCTTTATAATTTCCATTTTCCCTGTCCTCAAAACTCTTTTGTGGTAAAAATCCCCTATATACTTTGATTCCTTTATTTGAAAGTTCTTTATCGAGAAATTCAAATATTTTTTCCTCTGTATGTTTTATCATCCCATTAACCTTTCAATTTCATGTTCAAGACGCATGTTTAATTTTTCTTCCATAAATCCTTGCAAATATTCCAATATGCTATCCTCACCTAACATTTGTGGAGCAGAAGGTCCCATTAATCTTTCTATTGGTAATCTTTTCGTGCTTTTTCTTTTAAAAGCTCCTAATCTACCATCAGAATAAGCAATAAAAGCATTTGGTATACTTCCGCCTTCTCCTTTTTTTACTATTGAATTAACAGTCTTCTTATATTTCCCCCTAGTTTTAGGTGTTAATTTAAAATGATCCAAACCTATAACACTACCAGTTGAAACTATTCTTGCTGTTAAATTTCCACCAGATGACCGTGTGAATTTAATTGAATCACTCAATTCTCCTTTTTTTATTGTATATTTCGATGTAGCTTGTCTCAACGCTTCTGTTTTTACCATTTCCATACTTCTATTAATGGCATTAGCAAGAGCATTTGGCATTTTGCCTTTTAAGTTGTCAAAGTTCGATTCGATAAACCTTAATTGACTTTCATCTATTTTTATCTCGAACATCACATTTCCTCATTTCTAAACAAATCTATCTCAAACATATCCATATCTGATTTACTAGCTGCAACTTCATACTTTACACCATCTATTGTTATACTTTCGCCGGTGTGCGGTTGAAGTTTCAGATACGGATAACCTATAAATAAAGTAAATCCGTTCTGAAAAACTCCTTCCTCCGTTGAAATAAGTCCATTTTTCTGTTTATTCTGAAATTTTTCTTCATCAACCACACATATAACTTTTCTTCCATTCAATGTGTGCTCCGTTCCAAATTCGTTACTATTCAGAAATACATTTGCTATATCCGATTTAATTACATCTTTAAATCCCATGAATATCACCTATTTTTTACTTTTGTTATCAGTTTCTTCTGAAGTTTCAATTTTCTCTTCAACTTTATTAGATTTGTTTTCTGTAATTTTCTCTATAATACCTCTTTCAATACAATCCTTAGCAACTGTATTTTCAATAATATCAACTTTCTGTCCAGCATTATATGCTGTTCCAGCATACACCAAAGGACTCAATACCCTGTACTTCATGTCAACCTCCTATTTAACTTTCAATATTTTTATAGCTTCAATATCATAAACCACAGGAAGCGGTCTTGATTCAGTTCTAATTTCTAC